TACCAGGTCTTCCATCATAAGTGTCTCGTTTTTCTACTTGACTTGGAGCTCCTCTATATTCTCCTTCACTATCTCTTGAAGTTTCTAAAATTTCTTCATCGGATAATTCATCCAATATTGCATCTTCAGGTAAATCATAGCCTGAAGTGGTATTGAAATCTTCAGGACCATCTAGATTAGCGTCCGTATCATGACCAGTTAAGCCACCAATATCACCGTCTCCAAAAGTTTCGCTTATTTCGGCTATTGTTTCATCTTCATCATCCATATACGATTCGACTAATCTCTTAAATTGTGATTCAGTTAATTTAATACTTTGAGGTTTACTACCGTAGGAAGTTGGGAGTACGATATCGTACCCCATACTCTCTACTAATTTTGATTTTTTATACTTTAAATTCATCTCTTCCTTTTTTATAAATATTATACATTCTCAAAAGACGCACCTGTTGGTGTGATTAGGAATTCAATATCTATGAATTCAAGTGACCGAGTAGGTTTGATATAAATCTTACCTTCTAATGTATTTTGGTCAATTAATTGTGGGTCATCTGAAAGAACAACTCTAAAGTCAGTTAATCCTCTTTCCCTTCTAATTGAATCCAGTATTGGATTAACCAAATCTAAGAACTCGTTTCTTACTTGTTCATCATTCTGTTCGAATAGAAGTTTAACTGCAACCGCCGAAATAAGTTTTCTCGCTTGGAGTAGTAACCTTCTTACATTAATTCGGTCAAGTGCTGATTGTCTACTTTGAAGTGTTTTATTACCCCAGATAATAGTCCCAACATCCGAATAAGTTGCTATTGGATTGATTCTACCTTGATAAAGTGTATCCCTTTCATCTAAAGTAAGTTTCTTTCTTGCTTTGACTGCATTTACAATACCTCGCGTATATCCAGCTGAAGCGAACCAAGGGAATGAGATATTATCCGTTAAGGCTATATTCCTCATTACATCATAAGTTGCGGGTAACCACACTCTTGTGTTATTCTCTTGGTCGTTATACTGAACCCAAGGATAGTAAGTAGCGGTATAGTTAGAATCAATACCAGTTAAATCCAAATTATCAACGGCTTCAGTAGCTTGAATTATATTATTAGGGTCACTCGATGATGCAACAAACATATTGTAATCGGGTGTGGTGGTAATATAAAGAGAATCTGCTCTTTCACTCTCAACCATATCAATAGTTTCTTCAATAAGATTACTATTACTTACATAATCAATACCGGGAGTAGTAAATACGTTTATATTAACCGCTTCTGGGTTTCGGAATGTTCTTATACCAAAGTAATAAGCGTAATAGTCAGTAGTTGCAAAATACCCAGATTCACCCCAAGGTGTTTGACTTAATAATTTAAATGAACCATCACCTTTAGCGTTAGGGAATTGGGTGGAAATACAAGCTCCGTTTAAGAATCCTGATTTACCTCGGATATATTGGTCACTATTAGTTCTATATTTTCTATAGATATCCCATCCATCAAAACCACCATAAGGGGCTAATGTGAATTTTCTAGATTGTATTTTATAATACGGGTCACTCATATCTGTTGGTTCCCTTCTAAAAGAAGCAGCACCCACGGAAAATTGGTTTTCCGTAGTTGTACCTGAAGGTCCACAATTTTTACATAATGTAGTTACACATAATTCCCCTAAAGTATTAGTACAAGTAGCCCCACTATCTAAGTGAAAGCCAGGTGTTATACATCCCCAATCATCACCATCTAAGTCGGTACATGTATTGGATGCGGGTTGTTTTCCTTTGTATTGGAAAAAATCATCATCATATGCTGACGGTTCACTAGTGGATATACCCAAATAAACTCTTCTAATGTTGTCACCTTTACTAGTGGTGGCATTATCAGCAGTAGAACTTAAAGCAAATGGTGGGTTCCAGATAGTTTCACCAGGTGTGTTATATTGTGTTTTATAGTATAGGGTCGGACTTTGTTCAGAAGCATATTGTCTAGTAATGTACCCTTCAAATCCACACGGAACAGCATCATATCTATTGACATCTAGCTCTTGTTCTGGGTCAACATCAACCATTATGTACTTACTTTTTAATTCATATTCACCATTAGCGGTTCCTACTTTTACTCCCACAAATGAATTTAAATTTATATCCATACTACACCTTGTGAATTTTTCTAGTACAGTAGGAGCGTTATCAGTGTCGTAGTAATCTCTTACTAAGATATCAAATTCTTTTCTCTCCAAAGAAATATTAATAATAGAAAGTTTAACTGCAGTATTAGCTGCATTTCCATCGGCAATAGATATAAATCTGAATAATTTATAAACCTTATTACCTCTTAATTCAGAAACCAAATAAGGGGTAACGGGAGTTTGCCATTGTTCTTGATAAAAAGCTATAGTGTTAGTATTGATAGTATCTCGATAAGGTGGTAAATCTAATAAATTACAATTAAGTCCTTTTATATATCCCTTCTTATACGCGTAAGTCAACATATTAGGATAAGCTTCATCAACAAAGACAGGTACTTTCTCCATATCTTTATCAAATGGCTGGGTTCCAAATACTCGTTTTAAATAATTTTTATTTGTTGGGGACATGGATGTTTCAAAACGGAAAGTGTCTCCATCTACATCAGTTACATTAATACCAAATGTTGCAAAAGGATTAGTAGCAATATCCCCAAAAGTATTTCCAGTACAAACCATCGTTACATCAGTTCCACCAGTAACTTGATAAACAGGACCACCAGAAGATAGGGTACTTTCACCCCTTGACCTCAATGTAGCCACTACCATATCATCGTAATTACAATAAGTTTTTCCAGTAAATAAGGTATAAGAATAATTGGTAATACCTGAAAATAATGTAGTATTAGCACTCGTACTAATATCAACAACATTACTTAAATCAACACCAACACTTAAAGCAAATCCACTGTAAGAATCAGTACCAACTGGGTTGTCGAAAAATGTATAAAGCCATGGGTCATTGATATCATCACAATAATCACTACAGTCGGAACCTAGTCTTGGAGCGGTTACTCCACTAAATGTTGGGTAGTAAGAAGAAAGTAAAGTACCTCCAGAAGATTCCGCAAATGCACTTCCATCACTATTTTCATAATTACATCCCCACGCATATGATATTGGAGTCCCAGTTAAAGAAAAGAAACAAGGAACGGCTCCTGTGGCACAGGAAGTAGAAAAAGGAGTAAACCCTGTTATAGTTCCAGTTCCCGCACTAAAACAACTATCACCAGATAATCCTGTAGCGGTACACCCTGTAATTACTGTGGTGGGGTGACCAAAAGTATTAACTGCCGCACTAAAAAATGAAGTAAGTTCAGTGGCTAATGTAGTTTCACTACCATTAGTTTTAAAAATAGTGGAATCTAGTTTCCCTTGGATAGGCCACGGTAAAGTTGCAGTAATATCAGCCCAAGCCGTATCACTAAATACACTTCCACCAGAATATATCGTATCAAATTCCCCAACCACTACTGTAGCAGAAGTACCGGTCGTACCTTCCCACTTTGTTCCAGTATTACAGGTAGCAGCACTGAACTCGGTACCTAGGGTACTCATACATTGGTCTCTTATGCTTTCACAATCAACATTTCCAATAGTAGAAATAGACCAAGATGGTCCAGCATCATAACCCGAATATCCCAGAACTCTAGTTATAAATAATTGGTTTGATTGTTGTAAATACGCTTTTGCGATATATGATAATTCGTATTTGGGGATTTGAGTACCTACAAATTTTTCAGGACTAAGTCCACCAAAATAAGTTTGAAACTCCCCGTAAGAACTAATAAAAATAGGTTCAAAAGCTGGTCCTTTTAAGGTTTCACCCGCAATACCTAATGTCGTGACGCCAACACTTTGGGCCACGAAACTCAAATCTTTCTCTGAAGTGTAAACTCCAGGTGAAACAAATACTTTAGAGTCTGATGCCATTGTTTTTAAATTTTTCTATAGTGTGTTATTTTATTTTTTATATAAATATAATCTTCAAACCCAAAAGATTATGTAGTCCTCAGCTATTATCTAGTTGTGTATGAAAAAAAACTTACTTTTTTCATACTTATAGTTATGATGTCCACACAAAGGTCAAAAAATATCAAAATTACCCCTAACACCCACACCATATTAAAAGACTATTGTGAAAAAAATGGATTAAAGATGTTTGCGTTTGTAGAAAAAATAATTAGAGAAAGGTGTACACCTAAAAAAGACATATATGGAGACCTCTAAGCTAGATGAGTACCTAACACAAGAGTTTTAGGATACCCAGAGTCTACGGTAAGACAACAAACTGTAAAAACTACCACATCACCATTGGTTATATAAAACTGTTCTATTCCATTACTTAAGTTAGTTCCATTAACAGAAATAGTGTAGGACGCTATCTCTTTTAATTCTAGTATTTGAATGGTGGCATCATACTCAAAGGTTTTAGTAATACTTAAACCAGTTGCCAGAGTAAAAATTATGTTTTCAACAAAATTACCATCATTATCACCCACGGGTTCCATTTGTTTTTTTCGAGTTTTGGTACCGACTTCAAATAATGCAATTTTTCTCGTAATAGCGGGGGTCACAATAAACTCTTCCTCATCTATAAGAAACCCCTGTAATTGTAATGTATAATTTTGGCTATAAAATTTTCTTTTCTCTAAATCAGACATTTGACTTTCATCACTAATATTAGTTAATACAATGGGAATATAATGACCTTTTACAAAAGTATAGGCTTGGCGGGATGTAAAAGTTTGCATAATAACCTTATTAAACAAATTTAATTCTCTCATTCTATTACACACGATTTTTAAGTCATAAGTAATATCTATAGGTACTGGTTGGGGTATTTTATACAAATCCATGCCTTTTCGTTGTCCATCCCAAGTTGGGACTTTGGAGTAATGAAATGTTCTTCTATCTGGAATTGTATAAATTAATGCTGGGTTAGTACCATATTGTACATCAGGTTGTCGGACTACAACTAAAAAAGGAATCTTAGGATTTAAATCCTTATCGGAAAATGACCATGTGTCTGCAAATTCCGCCCACCTTTGTAAGGTTAAAATTTGGTCTACAAAAGAAATAGCTTTTCCATTTACTGTTATGCGTAAACGGTCTTTAACAAACTCTAATAATCCTAAGTCTAAATCTTCATGTAAAACACTTTTAGGTAAAAAAGTTCCATCATCACTAATAAATTCTGCTAATTGTTTTCTTCTTTTAGGTGTCGACCTACCATCATATCCCGATGGATAATGTGGTTGGTTACTAACCACGGGATACATATTCAACGTTTTCTTTATTTTTTTATTAATTTTACCCATTCTTAAATACCATTAAATTCATCTTCACTAGTAGGTACACATACTATAGTTCTATAAAATCCTTTATATCCAACAATCGTATGAGCATTATCACTAGTTATTTTTCCATCATTAGCTACTGTAAAATATCTAGTCATATCTTCAGTCTCTGCGTAACCTATATAATCCCCATATTTAATATCTATATTTAATTCTTTGAGGTGTTTTATATAGACGCCTAAAGTTAAGGTTCCGTTTTCTACATATCTCATTATTCCATTCGCATAGGAGTCGTTACTAGGTCCTGCAATATTAACTAAGGCCTTAAATTCTACTGGAGGATAAAATCTAATTTCTTCTGGTGCCGCTTCACCGTATACTCTATCTGTCTTAGTTTTAGAAATATCTACGCTAAATAAAACTAAAGTAAAATTTAAATTACCATGTAAGTACTCCATTCCTAAAGATTCTTGTAATTTAAAATCTTCGGAACCAAAAAATTTATTTACACGTGTTATTGGGACTCGTTTATCACTCATAGTAGTAGTTTCTTATTTATAAATATCAATATTTTGTTTATATTTTTATATAAAACTATATGCTTTGGAAATAAAAATACCCGAAAAAGAAGCTAGTAAAATTATTAGTACCTATACTGGTGCTAATAATTACATATTAGATTTAC